GTAGTTTCGTCTAGTACAACTTTATATTCAGTTAAGCCGTAGCCCGCTTGAACACTACTCAAAAGTGGTACCACCTTATTCTCAAATCTCGTCCAAGTAGCTTTCACATTTTGATCAAACAGAATTCTTGCTGCAATCTTAGAAATTTCCTTTTTGAGGTAAATTAACAAACGACGAACATTAACTCTATCCAACGCAGAAGGCGTAATTTGTAGTGTCTTTTGTCCAAATACCACAATTCCTTCAGCCGGAAAAGAAGCAATGGGGTTGATACTAGCATCATAAAGTTTGTCTCTATCGTCAGAGGTTAATTTTACTCTCACTCCCACAACAGGAATTCCGGCGGCGCCTTCAGTTAAGCCACCTCTGTTAAATCCAGCTGGGGCAAACCATGGTGCCGTTTTCCTTTCTGAAGAGCCAATGACACCAAGAGCAACAACGGAGGGAGGAGCCCAAAAAGAAGCGCCTTGGATCGTATCGCGTACGCGAACCCAAGGATAGTATGCACAACCATAGCTGCTATTCATGCCGCGATCTCTCATATTATTGATAACATCAGTAACTGTAGCAATTCTAGTTTGTTCGGTAGTGGAATCTTCGCTAGAAGGAATATATCCACCTCTGGGGTCGATAATAGCCAAAGCATCGGCTCTATCTTCGCAAATGTTAATTAAATGCGAAGTTAGTCCTTCATTCGTAATACCAGGAGCAGTTGCTATATTATATTCCACAAATTCAGGATCCGAAACAATATCCATAGCTTTTTTAACCGAATAGAATGCATAACTATTTTCTTCTGTTGCGGTAGATGGTAATGCACGACTCATATTAAGTGGTTCGCGTTCGGTAATATCAAACCCATCAAATCCACCCGCAAGTACAGCTGTAAATCGGTCAAAGCCGGCATCCAAAATCTTTTTATAAGAGCCGGAGGCAGCAGTGATAGAAACACCACTTGCTCTAGAACCAGACTGATGAGAATATTGACCGCCCGCAGTTCCACTAATATCATCCAAAGAAAATACAAACGATAATTCAGTTTGCGGACTTGTAGTTTGGGCTGCAAAGTTTGCAATACTGGCTGGTAATGGACGAGCTAAATCATAATTGCTCTTCTCAAATGTTGTAGAAGAACCAGCCTGTGATGTGTCGACTCCGAAATATGCTTCTGTTGGATCAGAGAGATTTCCATCTGATGCGCTTGCTCTAAGAGCAAAAGCTGGGAATGTAATACTGGCTGTTAACTGGCCAGTACCAGCGAGGATCGATTCGACTCCCGCACCGCCCATCGCTTGAACTATCCCTTGGTATCCATCAGAGCCTTTTTTTACCATACGATTAGTAACAAGAGCGGTCATATCCTCGGGGTCATAAATATAGCCGGATGGTTGGGCCGTCCCGCCGGATCCAATTGCAAATCCCTTAAACCTAATCGGACCTTGAGTGCCGAACGGCAGTAATTCAGGATCTGACATGCCGGCGTCAACTGAGGTATTCATTTCGATTCTGACAAATTTGGAATTGTTGGCATAATTTCCATATTCAATTAACCTTCTCTTCGTAGCATCATATACAGTGTACATATCACCAATCTTTCTAGCAATATAATCCAGAGAATTGGGATTTAGGCTACAATTTGAAAATCTCTCAACAACTTGTACCGCATTATCGCTATCTTCCATTTTACGAAGAACAACTGTAAATTTTCCATATGAATCTTCGGTATTTGTTGAAGCCTTAATATCTTGAATAGAAATCTTAAGATTTCGCTGTTCCCATTCACCGCTATTTAAGGTATGTAATTTAAACAATTTGGTTATAACATTCGTATCGATTCCACTGTATATAGGATCAAGAACATTGTCGGTGCTCACCGTGGCAGAACCCGAAGTCGTTCTCAAATCTTGCGAGATAAACCAACCAGTTTGTGCAGAGCGGGATGAAAAATTGAAATCGGAGCCGGCATTTGTACCGTCGTCCATCGGCAAAATCACCCCAAATACAGATCCTGCTACCGAACCGGTAACGGTGTCGGCAATATATCTTTCATATGTAGACCCAAGCCAATAAGGCTTGCTAGCAGCATCAGAACTAACCAAACTAGAATTGGTCAATGTTGGATTGGTATTGAAGACTTTGCGAATATAATTTTGTGAAGTCTGAGAGAAGTTAAAAGTAACTTTCTCGACATTGGCACCAGTCGAATCTTTAACTAGCGCCTGGAATTGTGTCGCCTGCGTTACTGAGGGATACACAACTCCGGAACCGCTTTTGGCAAAATCACCTGATGCCATGTCATAACCATCGCGGGCAGTTGCACCAGAAAGCTGAATTCCGCCACCAGTAAAATACCACGTAGCCGCGAGACAGCCTGTTTGTGTACCAGGCTTGTCGTATATGGAGGTGAGATCGTTGCTGGATGAGTTAAAAAGAAATAGTCCATAGGCGCCGCCTGTGCTAGCTGCTACCGTCGCGACTGCACCGACCTTCCAACCTGCCTTGCCTGCAGAAGTAGCATTGGCGCTTTGATCACCCAAAACTCGCATAATTGTACATGGAGAATTATTTTTTAGCCAAGCTTGTGCAGCATATGCAGCATAAGTTGGAGCTTGGAGAGTATTTTCTCTCCACACATCGCCACCGGTGGGACCAGGAACAGGATTACCAAAAACGTCAATAAAGTCGGAAAAGCCACGAACTCTAACAGGTTGAAAACCTGGGCCTCTCCGAGTACGGCCAATAATCATTGGACCAACGGGATCCGGGGTAGCAGGAAGTTGAGAGTTATCAATCTCGTTGATAAAAACACCCGGTGAAACAAATTTAAACTTTTTGACTGACATTATTCCGATTCTCCTTTGAAATGATGAAGATATTTTGTTTTATTTCTTTAATAAATAGTATTTGATTCTTCGAAAGTCCCATTTATTCTATGTAATCATCTGGGTCCGGGGCATTTTTGTTGTAGCCTCGTTTGATGCCATCACCACTATACTCTCTAATATCGCCAACTACAACTCTTTCTCGTTGCATTTTCCACTCCACAACATTTTCTCTTACAGCATATTTCGGCTGTTCACTATTAACACCTTCGCCCACCAAATATCCATATACTTCAATATCGATATTGGATTCAAATTTTCTTTCTTCAGAGCCCATTGCAGAAATATTATTTTTTAATCCAAAATTATTTTGTACAAAAGCCTCATAACGATGTTTATCTCTTTTAACAATAAAATTATTAATGTTACCATACTTAGCTATAAATGGTTGTAATAAATCATTCATTTGTTGTTGGTATTCGGTTCTTAATATAATAGAATAAGTAACAGCAATCCAACTAGGAGTTGGCATTGTTATAGTTTCTATTACAACTCGATTAATCTTTTTTCTCCGCACAAACTCAACTTTAGATCGGCTAGCCCACCTTCTTTCTGAAAAAGCATTTTGAAAATTAGCAGTTTTATCCTGTTTTATTCTTTTTGCTACAACAAATTCAGATGATGCGCCCTTTTTATCTTTAATCGTAGGAATGTGTCCCGGGAAGCCCATTTTTGCCCTGTCTCTAATCATAGAAGTTCTTTCAAGTGTAATGATGGGCAATATCAAGGCGCCCTCGTGGTCTCTCAAGTCTTTATCGTGTTTGACCTGAAAAGATCTTTCTGCAGAAGTCCAAATAATTGGAACTTTTTTCCATCCTTTATTGGTAGTAGTATGCAAATCTAATTCCTCATTAAGATAATCATACATTGCATAATCGATGGTTTCTATTGAAGAGGGTTGAAATGGGATTTCTCGCAGCTTCTTATCTGCTTCTTTAATACCGGTGTAATATTTATCATCAGTAGGCATCGAATAAACCCTCCCGAGCGCGGACACACTTTGCCATAATTTCAATCTTGTGATCAACTTGACCAAATATTTGTTTTGGCTCTTCCAAAGTAGCTATTTCATAATAAAAGCTACCATATAAAATAAAATCACCCTCACGAACAAACAAATCTTGATCCTCTGTTAATCTTCTTTTGTGAAAATGAACAGAAATAGATGATTTTCTATCTATTCCCAAATTTGTAGCAACTGTTTCTTGACCTTCCCAGCTAACTAGCGCATAAACTCTGATGGGGGGTAAAAACGTCTTTTTTATTGATTCTCCGTAAAGAGAATGAAATTCAGTATGCTCTAAACTAATAGGATAATATGCTATTTGTTGTCCTATAACCCTCTCAATAAGCTCATCATTGACTTGCTTAACTAAATCTCTCTCCTTTTGACCAATAAACAAAGGAGGAGGAGGATTACTAGGGCGCGACCATTTGTTCGAAGCCATTCATATTACCCCACAAATACTGGAATTGGTACGCCAGCTAGCGCTTTTCCCGTGGAATCTGCAATTGCTGCATCTTTTTCAACTAGCTTGGCATAAGTCAATTCATCTAACGTAGTCTTAAGTTCTTCTCTTAATTTTTCTTGTTCATCTTTACTCTCGGATATTAAAGCTGGACCATTTAATGTTACTGATTCACCAGGAATAGGCAAAGAGGTAAATTTACTACGCACTTGGCCCAACATTTCTTTACACAATGCTAGTGTAAATCTTCGTATCCATTGTTTACCAATAGAGTTTATATTTGCATACGGTATATTGGAAAATGGCAATGTATTCATATTATTAATACCTTTAGCACCATGTTCCCTATCACTATCCTGCTCCCAAGCATCGATTTTTACAGTAAATTCTATCCAAAACTTATCAGGCCCTCGGTTTTGTTCAGGAGTCGGAAATAATCTTAATTTATTATTTTTGATTTCATATGAAAAATGTGACATTCGAGAATATATTGCATCTTCGAATGCTTTAGCTTGCAACTTATTTTGCCAAACTGGAATTAATTCAAAAGTTGAATCATCAGCAAACTGTCCATAATTGGCTAAATTACCAACAGTATTTAAACCTCCATAATAACCAAAAAATCTCCACATTGCATGAGGCGTTTTATAAAAAACTTTTCGTATTGTAATTCTTTTATTTCCAATGGCATTAGAACCCAAATTATCATCTGAAAAAAGTAAACTTGCGCTCGCTGCAGCGTCAGCTTTTATTAAAGCTTGAAGATCATAATCTTGCTGATCATCGACCACGCTAAGGGAAGCCGAATATATGGTTTCTAAACCACCCAAACCAGTTTCGTTTATTACTCCATCGGCTACGCGTTTTGCATATTGGAACTCATACCTGGGATATCTTAGCGTAATGTTGCTTCCGCTTAATGTTTCGCCGGATTTTAGCTGCCCATCATGATCAAAAGTACCAGTTGTATTTCCCAAAACATCAGAAAGAATATTTTTCGCTTGATGTATATTAACAATATAAGAATATTCTAAAACTGCTTCTTCATACGCCGCATAAACTTGATATTGGGTTAACTCGATATCTAAAATATCACCACCCAATTTTTTGTAGGTATAAGCTACTTGATCGACGGCACCAGAAACAAAATCTACCGAATCTTGTGCACCTGCAACACCAGTATATATTCCAAATGGTAAGGGATATGATGTTGAATTTACATTAGCGTGCGCACCAGTAACTGGCAACGTTATGGAACTAGTTGCACTAGTTGGTGTTAAAGTTGGAACAGCCATGCTTATTGTCTCCCTATACTAAATAGTAATCCTATTAACAAAAAAACCCCGCTTTAGTAAAAAACCAAAGCGGGGCTTCTTTTTTAAGTATAGTCGTTATTAAACGTTACCGCCCATTAGGTCAGTAACAACAACGACACCGTACATATCAGGTCGTACCATCTTCTTCGCGTAGCGAGTCATGACACCCTTACGGGGCACGAAATCTTCTACGCCAAAGATAGTCGGCGTGACTTGTAGTGGCACGTATGGGGCATATACATACCCACTTTCCAAGAAGCTACCACCCTTGCGTCCAACAAGAACAAGATTCCTTGGGAAATATGGATCAACCCAAACATCCCACTTCTTGCTCATTGAACCAACGTTAACGGCACCAACTGTTCCCCTATCGGAATCAGCAGTAACATTGGCACGGAAGCCAGCAGTAAACTCAAGAAGATTAGCAACTTCCGGAGAAGTAACTAGGAAATTAGCTCCACCACGCAACGTCTTACGATGAATTTGAGCCGAAACATCATTGATTGTTTCAATAAGTGTCTCGTACCATTCGGAGACGGTACCGGTGAAGTCTGCACCCAACATACTCTCGTTAGCTAGGTCAGAAACTGGAAGGCCGGTCTTGCGATGCAAGAATCGACCCGGCGTCCGTGACCAATAGAGAGTGCTCAGAAAGAATGCTAGTCAATTCAACCTCTGCATCGAGATTGTGATAAGCATTAAGATCTTGAGCTAGTTCGGGCGTCCACTTAGCCTTGAGCTTCTTGGTTACTGCAGTGACGGACACAGCATCAACCTTGATGTCAATCTCAGGAATAAGTGCTTCGTTTTCAAGACCCCAAGTTGTGTTCGGATGAACAACACCAATCGCGTTACCAGAACTGGCAGCAGCAGTACCACCACCAACAGTATCGATTATAGCATAGCTAAAACCGAGACCGCTGCCGGTCTGAACTGCCGTAGAAAGGGCGGTCGGTGATGTTGAACCGTCATTCGAGGCAAAATAGACCAACATGTGCGGGCTAGTGCGATTTGGCGTATCTCGGACTGCAGCTGACGCAGCCAATCCGGCTGAAGAGCTAAACTGGCTTAAGCGACGGATCTGGCGCGCATTACCTGTAAGCGAACCAGTAGTCGTATTGAGTGTCACTGAAATAAGGTTATCTTTGTTAAGATTACTCAACGAAGACATTGGCACCTTAAGTATTGCGACTGCAGTTGTGCCCGAAATAAAATCGGGATCATGACGACAAAGCTTGTTAAACTCATCCTGAGTTAAGCCTGCAAGCTCGCTTGTAGATCCAGTACCACCGAAAGTACCCGAAATAACATCAGTTGCCGCAACGGTGACAGCCGCTGATGCAGTCGGTGAAGAAAAGCCATTTTCCAGATCATAAAATGAACCGGTTAGACCATTCGTATCATCAAGACCACCAGTAATTTGCTGACCAACAACTCCACCACCGTAAAGTGAATCGTTATTATATTTACCTAAACGACCGTGAGTTGGTTGATTAGAAACCTGGAAATCCATGAAGAAAATAAGACCCGCAGGTAAGCTCATTGGTTGAACGGACACAATGTCGTTCGCAATGAGGCCACCAAATACGCGTCGTACAATAGGAAATGCCACTGCGGCAAAACCTTCAACATCTCCAGTAGAATTGGCAGATGCTTCGCGGAGAAGTTCTTTTGCTTGATTTTCAAGCAAACGAGCCATCCCCTGTCTTTGGCTATCGCCAATCAAACCTTCCAAAAGTCCGGTCTTCTCCCACTTTGCAAGTAGAGCAGCACCTTCTTTTTGGAGGTCACGATTAACAATGCCTTCTGTTAATTTATTCAAAACAGACATATATTTGTTCCTCCTTTTATTAGTCCTTTTGTTTGATACCCGCTAGGGCTTGCATCCTTTCCACAAGTGGATTAGATGCAGGTATTACTTCCTGCTTGGCAGAAAGTAGTGTCGAAGAACGCTTGATGACCGCTTCGCTAAGTGATTGTGGCTTTTTGGTGCTTGGCACCGCAGAACCCACCGCGCTTTGAAGTGTTTCATATATTACTTTAGCTTCCTCAACTGTCCCAGCCTTCTCAATAGCTTCGACAATTTTTTGTTTTTGTCGCTCATTCAAGGAGGTGCCATTTAAAGTCTGATTTACATAAAGTAATTTTGCATTTTGAGTATTAACTTCATTAATAGTATCTTTCATTTGCAAAATAATACTTTTGAATTTTTTGTTCTCTTTCGAAAGAGAAGTGTGTTTTGTTTGAAGTTTCTTGAAAGATTCTTCTAATTCTTTCTTTTCTTCGTCTTCTTCTTCATCTTCGTTAGCTTCTAGTGCTGCAGCTTGTTCTTCTGCTCGCGCAACTTCTGCTGTTGGAGTTTCAAGCCAGCCAGATTTTACTGGAGTGATATCAACTTCCATTTCCTCAAATATTTCTGCTAGTTCATTTTGATCGATGTCGAATTCTTCTTCTGATTCGTTTTCTTCTTTTGTTTCATCTAATTGTTCTTGCGAATCTAGATCTTCGGCCACATCTTCGTGCGAAACCATCTCTTCTGCGTCTAGTTCGCCTTCTTGTTGCATTTCTTTCATAAATTCTTGCTGAAGTTGTTCAAGATTAACAGTAACAACTTCATCGTCTGGTTCTTCTTCATGAGTGGCCGCCAAAGACATGTCAGCAATAACTTCTCCTGGTGGCGCCTCTTGTAACAAATCTTCTTCTTGATCGAGCAAGGAATCAACGGCACCTTTAATTTCTTGAGAATATTTTTCGAGAATTGTTGCTTCTGCATTTTTAACTGCCGCTTCTTTAAGTGCAGTAGCATCTACGATAGCTTGTTCCAACATATTAGACATTGCGTCACTCCATTATAAATTTTGTCATTTATAAATAGTATGCAAAGTGGTGAAATACCTAAAAAAGTAATTCTAAAAAAATTGGGCGGCGGTAGCTACGTTGTTATGCCAGATCCAGTGAGATGATACATTTCTTCGGGATGAATTCCGGTCAATTCTGCGTAAAGACAATACGAGGATTTGTTCGAACCCCCGCCGGCGCCGGTAATATAAATTTCTTTGCACTTAACGTTAAAAGTTGCTTCCTCGGTATCGCTTGCCAACACCCAATAATTCAAATGACCAGCGGTGGTACCCTCGGCGCCTTTAAAGGAAATTTTTATATTATGATCATTAAGCAATCTTATTTTTACGGATTTTGCAACATAAGGAAAGGAAATCTTCTCCTCTGACTCATCCGGAACTGTCAAAGATCCCGTCAGAAATGGGCGTCCGGATACTTGATAAGCGCCGACGTGGCCCAAGCCCACCTGTCTGTAATTGTATCCTTGCTTCATTGTGTTCGCCATTTATTTTAATCTCCTATTATCTATTTTGGTATTTTTTTCTCTTTGAACATCTTGTGCAATCTTTTTTCTGCGTCTTTTTTTTATTCTTTTAAGATCAGATTTTTTTTTATAAAATTGCCTATCATTATATTCTTCCAAGATACCTTCTTTTTTAACTTTTTTAATGAAACGACGTATTAGCCTTTCAATACTTTCTCTCTCTCTTAATTCGACTTCAACATTTATACTCATTTTTTTCCTATTTATTTATCTGTTGCCAGATTTTCTTTACTGCTCCATTAGAAACAAGAGAAGAAATGTCAACGCCTGAATCACCTGCTTCTACACCAGCCAAAGGTGAATCGGGAGAAGATGTAGCGTCGGGATTACCACTTCTCGTAATTGGTATCGTACCTTCAAATAAATTAACACCATTGTATGAATCTTGTCCAATCGCTTCTAACATTTTTTGTTTGGTTTCGTGAAGCTTCTCTACTCTTACTTTCTGTACTTTTTCTACTTCTAACTTAACTTCTTCTTTTTCTTCTTGTGCAACTTTAGTTTGGTCATTTTCAACAATTTGTTTGGTGTTTAAACCTCTAATGACCTCAGAAATAACAGAAGAAAGTACTCCATCTTCTATAATCGCTTCTTTAATACATTCTTTAATTATTTTTTTAAATTCAGCTTTCTTCATTCTTTTTAGCCATCCAAAATATCATTTATCAGCCGATTAATTTTATCTGCCTTTGTAAAAATATTTGATTCTTGATTTTTTGCCTCTTTTATCATAAAAGCATTTGGTGTTGAAGGTTCTGATACAAAATCAAAACAAATTAATTGAAAATCATCGTTTACTTCAGAAATTCCATTATTTTCAGTGACAGTCCCCAACCCTCTCGATGAAATACCCAGTTTTACACCACTCTCAACCAAAGAACGCAAAACTTGTCCTGATGGAGTATTTAAAACTTGAACTTTGCCCATCACATCATCTCCTTCCCACCAGAGACTGGTAACCATGTGAGAAGCATTTTTAAGATTTACTACTGAATCTTCTGGATGGTCCAATTCACCCAAAGCCCGTCGTTCATCTACGATTTTTTGATAATTTTTTACTTCTCTCTCCAGTATTGGACGTCCATAAATTCTTCCATTACCATTTCTTATATCTGCTGTCTGCATTTTACCAGAAAGAATCATTCCCCCCTCGGTAACAAAACGTTTTTCTACTTCGGTAAGAAGATCTTGACATACGCCTCCTTCGCAAAGTTCAAAATATTCTCTTAAGAGCATTTTTTTAGACATTAATTCTCCCCTGGCCCTTTTGTAATCCGCTCGCGAGGTTGGATCTGTGCCGCGGCGGATTGGGCTTCCGGGTTCCCGCCGACCACTTGATCAAGTAGCTTCGGTTGGGTCGCTTTCAGGTGAGCAACACCAAGTGTGAAATCCGGATTGTCCAAACGTTCTTTCCCTCGTACTCCTTGCACCACG